TAGGTGGCATACATTCGCTACATACTCCAAAGATATTCCGTCCAAAAGAAGACGAATTCATTGGGCACAGTGATGTTACTTCAATGTACCCCAGTTTTATTATAAAGTATAAATGGATTTCTCGACACCTTGGAGAAACATTTTGGTTGATATACTCTCATATATACGATGAACGTATTGAAGCAAAACATAGTGGACAGAAACTTAAGAATCTTGCTCTTAAATTAACTCTTAATTCTGTCACCGGAAAAATGCAACAAGAGACAAGTTGGATGTACGACCCATTTTCAGTCTTCAAAATACGTATTAATGGACAGTTAGTACTATTAATGTTAGTGGATCGTTTGTTGGAATTAGACTGTAAGATTGTACAGGTTAATACTGATGGTGTAGTATATATCGCTAAGAAGGCCAATCGCGAAGCAATTCAGGAGGCTATCGCCGATATTGAGCGAATTACACAACTTACTTTTGAAAGCAATAACTATGAAGCGTTTTATCAGTACGCAGGAAACGATTATTTCGGAGTCGAAGAGGGTTATTCGCAATCTAATGACCCGAAACTGATAGAAAAGAAAGGAATGTTCATCACTGAACCTATTTTGGGTAAAGGACTAGCACCAGTTGTTATACCTAAAGCAGTGATTAACTATTTCTTAACTAAGGAGCCTGTCCGTAATTTTATATTACGACAAAAAGATATAAATGATTTTCTTATGTGCCAAAGAGCCAATAAGAAATTCAAAGTGCTGTATGGTACTACTCCTGTACAACGTATAAATAGGTATTATGCAAGCACAAATGGTTACTTTTTATCTAAAGTAGATGAAACTGGCAAGTCAGAAAATATGTTGGCTAAGTCTGGTGTAACTATTTTAAATAAGATGGATGACCTACCAATTGAAGATAGACATATAAACTATCAGTACTATATAAACGAAGCTAATAAAATAGTTAGTGAACTATCGTACGTTCAATTGGAATTATTTTCATAACCAACTTGTTAACCATAGAGTATAAGAGATGATTATTGAAGTAGATACAAAGCTCATGGATTTACCTGAGCAAATCAATATGAATCAGTTGGTATTCCTAAGTATGGTATTAGATAAGAATCAAAAATTCAATCAAAACGTCTACAAAATTGTCAGTCTTATAAGTGACGATGAAATATCATACTTAATTAATCAGGGACTTATCACCTCAAAAACAAAAGGTGAGTCAATTACATATCAGCCATCAGAGCGTCTTATCGCTTTTATGACTCCAGAAAAAGGTTATTTTGACCTATTCTATGATATGTACCCAGTTTATGTAAATAGACCAGATGGGTCTAAGAGCTATTTAAGAGCCAATATACATAAATGTCGACATCTTTACGAAACTTATGTTGGTCGTAGTCAAACTATGGCTGAGCATATAAACAACTGCCTACAATACGAAATAAGCAAAAAAATGCGTGAAGGAAAACTTTCATATATGAAAACTATGTGGAGGTGGCTAGTCGATCATCAATGGGAAGAATCTGAAATAGAAATGCAACAAGAAACCAATAATGCACCAACATATGGAACAGAACTTATCTAATCGTATTCGGCCAATGTCAGTTGTAGCACAAGAAGCTATAAATTATATTGCCGGACGAAGAGAGCATACCTTGTCCTCTTTACAAACGAGATGGAAAAAGTTTAACAAACAGTGTATGGGAGGCGTTGAACCAAACGTCGTTATGACCATATCTGGCATTTCTGGAAGCGGCAAATCGTCAATGGCGAACTTGCTAACATCTGATTTAATTGATCTAAACCAAAAAGAAGATGTAATTATTCTTTCTTTCTCGTTAGAGATGGTTGGATTTAGGCAAGTAGGAAGGATGCTTTCAAATAAGCTTAGGAAAACAACTTCGTGCTTGTATAGTTCGGAAACGGACCTAGACGACAATACCTTCAGACAAGTCGTCAATGTTTCTAATCAGCTGAAGAAGTACCCAATCTATTTTGTAGATGATCCGGGAACTCCTTCAGAAGTAAAGAGTATTATATATGATTTTTATCATACCTATGTTGAAGGAACAAATAAGCGGTTTATAATCGTATACGATCATGCACTGCTTACAAAACAAGTTGGTTCTGTAATAGAGACAATCAGTGAGCTTCAAAGAGTGTTTATTCAAGCTAAGAAGCTACCATTGACATCTGTTATACAGCTTGCGCAAATGAACCGAAATATAGAGTCTTCAGAACGAATAAATAACCCAATGTCGCATTACCCTATGCGAAGCGACTTATCTTCATCAGATGCTATTTTTCAGGCTAGTGACTATGTAATGGTTATACACAGACCTGAATTATTGAATATACAAGAGTACGGACCAAACCATCTACCTGTAACAAATAAAATTTACCTGCATATATTAAAGAACAGAGATGCGGGTAAACCATGTATTCTTGAATTCGAAAACGATCTTGCATATAACAATATAGTAGAAGTCTGATGAGATTTTAAAAAATAATAAGACTGAATTATGAAGAAGACTATTTATACTTTTAATAACAATACTAGTAATAACTCCTTTCTCGGTACTACTACCACAAACTATTCTAAGATTCTTGATGACCTTATTGCTTCTGATATAATCGAGAAGAATAGCTATTTGAAGAAGTATATAACTCCTAATACAGATGATGATTTTATTCACTGTATGATGAAGGATTCCGCAAAGAAGCATCCTAATATTATTATTGATGGTATTGCCCTGAAGGATAATAACAAGTTTATTAAGGCAGCAAACTTCTTGGCCAATTATAAGAAGTATTACACTAAGTATAACTTCATTATTGGCAAAACATATAAGCTTTTTGATGGCAGTTACATCATTTTCTATGATGACGAGTTTCAGATTGGTTGCGATACTTATCAGTATGACGACTTTAAAGATATAATCTTTCTGAACAATCTGCCTACCGCAAAGAAGAATATTATAATTAACATTTACAATATTATTCTTGCATAATTTAGAACTATAAGTCATATGATAATACTACCTACATCTAAAGTCCCTGCAACTTCTACAAATCCACAATATCTTGTTTTATACGGCTTACCTAAAGCCGGAAAGACTAGTGCAGTAGCACAGCTTGAAAACAATCTTATTGTAGACCTCGAAGGCGGATCTAAATTCATTGATGCACTTGCTGTACAAGCTCGTACAATCAGTGATTTAGGAGAAATTGCACAAGCCATTAGAGCTAAGAACGCAGAAGTAGGGCATAATTTTTATAAACACATCACAATCGATAATGCTACACGTCTTGAAGACATTTGTATGTCTTATGCTTGCACTTTGTATAGACAAACGGAACTTGGAAAGAACTGGAAAGGAACCGATGTTACTACACTTGCCAGAGGTGCAGGTTATAAGTACTTACGAGATGCCGTCAAGAAAGTTGTCGATATGTTCAAAGAACTATGTGATGAATTTATTCTAATAGGCCATGTCAAAGACAGTATCACAGACAAAGACGGCGAAGAAGTCAACGCAAAAGAGATTGATCTCGTTGGAAAACTGGGAAAAATCATATGTGGAATGGCTGATGCAGTTGGATATGTCTACCGAAAGGATAACGAAACCCACATCTCTTTTAAGTCAGGTGGTGACGGTACCATTATGGAAGCGCGTGCTAGACACATTGCTGGCAAAGATATCGTTATTGCGACTGGAAATGAGGACGGTAGTATAACAACCTATTGGGATAAAGTTTATAAACCTGAATAAGAATGATCGAATTATACTGGATACCGGGTACGTTTGTATCAGAAAAGGTATTACAGGAAATAAACGAAGAATTCTTAAGAACTATAAGTCAGAAGGAGAAAATTATGTATAGTACAAAAACAGCAACAACAAATAATGAGGAGTTTAACAGCTCCTATATGCCCGTAGGCATTAACGAAAATGTAACCTTGAAAGAGGTTAATGTAAATAAAACACAGAATGGTCGTGACT